GGCTCACGATGGGCGAGGCGGGGCGGCGTGCGGCGCTGCTGCGGGGCGGGGCGGCGCCCGAGGTCTGCGGCCCCGAGATCCCGGTGGCGCCGGCGCGTGGGGCGCTGCGGGCAGGAACGCTCCACCTTGTCGAGGCGGCGGGGGATGCCGAGGCGCCGCGGGCAGTGCCGATCCGCGGCTATCAGGCCCGGGGCGAGGCGGGGCCGCGCAAGGTGGCCTCGGTCATCGACGTGTTCGACCGGATGGAGGTGGCGGCGCTGCGGGCGCGCAAGCCGCTCGGGCTGAGCGCGTTGCAGATCGCGACGGGGCGGCAGTATCGGACGCTGGTCGAGCGTCAGGCGGCGGGCGCGGTGAAGCTGTCGAGTCTCGAAGGGCGGACGGGCGGCTCGGGCCGGGGCGTGGATCTGACCGACCTGCGGCTTGCCGAGGCGCGCCAGCTTGCGGCGATGCGCGGCCGGATCGGCGACGGTGCGGCGCTGGCGGTGCGGCGGGTGCGGCCCTCGGCCCGGGGCGGCGTGGCCGCGTCGATCATCCGCGACCGGGTGCTGGTGGACATGGTCTGCCTCGAAGACATGGACCTGAGCGCGGTTCTGGAGGCGCATGGGTGGGCCGCTTTCGGCGGGAACCGTGACAAGCTTCGTGTGGCCTTCGCAGATGCGCTGGACCGCATGGGGGCCTACCTCGGCGAGTGGGTGAAGAAAGGGTCTTGACGCTTAACTCCGTCGGCGTCATGTCTATGAGCATGATCCACACGAGCGCCCGGCGGGAACCCACCCGACCGGGCGCTTGGTTTTGGAGCGCTCCCCATCATGCGGTTGGAATTCACCAGCAACCTCGACGAGGTGCTGTCCGGTCTGGATGCTGTCCAGCAAAAGCAGGTGCCGCAGGCATTGGCCTGGGCCCTCAACGACATGGCGGCGGATGTCCTCAAGGGCGTGCAGTCCGACATGGACCAGCACTTCGACCGGCCGACGCGGTGGACGAAGAATGCCTTCATGGTGTGGCGGGCAACGAAAAGCCGGCTCGTCGCGGAGGTGAAGGAACGGCCGTCAGTGTCGCGCCGGCATTACCTGAAGGTGCAGGAACGCGGCGGGGCGCGGGGGCAGACGGGGCTCGAACGGCTCTTCTCCACGCGCATGCCCTATGCGGATCATATCGAATCTGTCATCCCGGCGCAGGCGGCGTTGCGGGATGCGTTTGGCAACTGGTCGACCGGGGAACGCAACCGGGTGCTTTCGGATGTGAAGGCCCAAGGCGACCGGGTGGCAAACTCGACCCGGGCGAGCCGCAAGAGGCGGGGCAAGACGGGGCAGTTCTTCGTACCGCGGCCGGGGTCGAAGCTGTCGCCCGGGGTCTGGAAGCGGACGAGCCGGAAGGCAAAGCTGAAGAAGGTCGTCCATTTCAGCCAGCGGGTTCCGCATTACAAGGCGCGGCTCGGCTTCGTCGAAGGCGCGGAGAAGCGGGTGCGCAAGGAGTTCGCCACCTACTTCGCGCGCGGGCTCGAACGTGCGCTGGCGACGGCCCGGGGCCGCGGCGCAAAAGGCTGACCGGGGCCGGAAACCTGCCCGGGTCCTTCCCGGGCATCCTCGTCGCACGGGTAATTCGCGCCCTGTTTCATTTTGATGAGCAATTCCAATCGCCTGTTGGTGTTGTGGTTGTTGTTGTTATTGCTGAGGATCGCCGATGAACAGCATCACGCTCGACGACGGGAGCGTGCTCGATCTTGCGCGCTATCCGTTGCCGGATGGGGTGGAGGATGACGGCACGCCGCTCAACCGGGTGCAGCTCGCGCGCGCCTTCGGCGTGTCCGAGAACACGATCACCAAATGGGTGAGCCTCGGCATGCCGGTGCTGTCTGGCGGGCAGAACGGCGTCTCCTACGAGTTCTCGCTGCGCCAGTGCTATGCCTGGCGGCAGAACCGCGAGGAGAAGCTGCAGGCGACGAAGGCGCGGGGCGACCAGCTCGCGGCGCAGGCGGCGCTCGCGTTCCGCAACCTCGACGACGACCAGGCGGAGGAAGAGGCGGCGCTGACGGCCGACGATCTGCGCAAGTGGTCCGAGGCCGAGTATCACCGCAACCGCGTCGCCGAACAGCGCGGCGATCTGGTGCGGGCCGACCGGATGCGGGCGGCGCTCGACGACATCTTCGTCACCTTCGGCTCGGCGATGGAGACGCTGCCCGACTTCGCCGAGATGGAGTTCTCGATCTCGCCCGAGCAGGTCGAGAAGCTGAAGAACCGCTGCGACCAGACCCGCGACGAGGTGCGCCAGAAGATCGAGGCGCTGTTCTCGCGGCCCGGCGCGGTGATCGCACTCGGCACGCGGCAAGGGGAGCTTCCGGTCTGATGGTGGAGATGGTCGATCGCGGCATCGGGGCACTGGCGCGGATCCCGCCTCTGCCGCCCTTCGTGACGCCCGAGGAGATGATTGCCGACGCGCTGCCGCTGCTCGACCCACCAAGCCGGATCAGCGTGACCGAGGCGGCCGAGCGGGCGCTGCGGGTGCCGGTCGCGGGCAAGTGGGAGGACTACAGCCGCGCGGTCACCCCCTACATGGTCGAGCCGCAGGACATGACGCAGTCGCGCCGGTTCAAGGCGGTGATCTTCACCGGGCCGGCGCAGAGCGGCAAGAGCCAGATGCTGCTGTCGGTAGCCGCTCATGCGGTGACCTGCGCGCCGGGGCCGGTGCAGCTGATCCACATGACGAAGACCGATGCCGACGCCTGGGTCGAGGAGAAGCTCGACCCGGCGATCGAGAACAGCCCGCTGCTTTTCGAGCGGCTCGGCCGGGCGCGCGACGACAGCACCTTCAGCCGCAAGCGGTTCCGCGGCGTGCGCCTCGCGATCGGCTATCCGGTCGCGAACCAGCTCTCGTCGCGCTCGCAGCGCATGGTGCTCTTGACCGATTACGACCACATGCCGCAGCGCCTCGGGCCGAAGGACGCGCCCGAGAACACGCCCTTCGGCATGGCGATGATGCGCATCCGCACCTTCATGAGCCGCGGCTGCGTCGTCGTCGAGAGCACGCCGGCGTTTCCGGTCGATGACACGAAGCCCGCGCCGGTTGCGGCACTCGAGCCGCACCGGATGCCCGAGGTGACGGGCGGCATCGTCAAGCTCTACAACGAGGGCACGCGCGGGCGCTGGTACTGGGAATGCCCGGACTGCGCCGAGCTCTTCGAGCCGACCTTCGAGCGGCTGGACTATCCCGAGGCGCTTGATCCGGGCGAGGCGGGCGAGGTGGCGCAGATGGTCTGCCCGCAGTGCGGCTGCACGATCAGCCACCGCCAGAAGGTGGAGCTGAACCGCCGGGCGATGCAGGGGCGCGGCGGCTGGCTGCACGAGGGGCGCAGCTTCGACAAGGACGGCCGGCGCTGCCTCGTGCGCATCGACGACCCGGATCTGCGCCACACGGCCTATGCGAGCTATGCGCTGAACGGCGTCGCGGCCGCCTTCGTGAACTGGTCCGAGCTCGTGCAGCGCTACGAGAGCGCGCGGCGCGCCTTCGCGGTCTCGGGCGACGATATCGACCTTGCGGGCGTGTTCTATACCGACCTCGGCATGCCCTACCGGCGGCCGAAGGCGGAAGACGAGACCGCGCTGACGGTGGAGGCGCTGCGCGCCCGGGCGCAGCCGCTCGACAAGGGGATCGCGCCGGGATGGGCGCGGTTCGTCGTCACCTGCGTCGACGTGCAGGGCAACCGCTTCGAGGTCTCGGTCGTGGCCTTCGGCGAGGATGGCGAGCGGATCATCATCGACCGCTTCGCGATCCACCAGCCGCCGGACGCGGCGCCGCGGGCGACGGGCGATGACGGCACCTATCGCGCGGTCGATCCGGGGCGCTATGCCGAGGATGCCGAGGTTCTGGCCGATCTGGCGGGCCGGGTCTATCCGGTCGAGGGGCAGGACTGGGGGCTGAGGCCGGTGGGCGTGGTGATCGACTTCAACGGCCCGGCGGGCTGGTCCGACAATGCCGAGAAGTTCTGGCGCAAGCGGGCGCGGGCCGGGCAGGGCGGGCGCTTCTATCTGTCGATCGGGCGGCCCGGCTTCCGGCAGGCCGACCGGGTCTGGCACGAGGCGCCCGAGCGGGCCTCGGGCGGGCGCAAGGCGCGCGGCATCCGGCTTTTGAACATGGCGGTCGACCGGCTCAAGGACTCGGTTCTGGCGGCGCTCGAACGCGACGGCACGCGGATCAACGCCCAGCATGTCGCCGCCTGGATGGAGACCGAACACCTCGCCGAGCTTCTGGCCGAGCAGCGCGGCGAGAAGGGCTGGGAGAAGAAGCCCGGGGTGCAGCGCAACGAGACGCTCGACCATTCGGTGCAGGCGCTGGCGCTGGCCGAGCACCTTGGCCTTGCCCGGGTGAACTGGGAGGCGCCGCCCGACTGGTGCGTGGCGGGGCTCTCGAACCCGAACGCGGTGCCGCTCGCGCGGCCGAACGACGCCGGCAGTGCGCAGGCGATCCCCGAGACGGCGGCCCTGCCGCAATCCATCAACTTCCTGCGGAGACGGTAGGACCCATGGCTTTCACACAGGAGGACGCCGACCGGCTGCGGGCGGCGATCGCGAAAGGCGTGTCGCACGCGCGGGTGAACGGCGAGGAACTGACCTTCCGCTCGCTCGCCGAGATGAAGGAGACGCTGCGGATGATCGAGGCCGACCTTTCCGGCACCGGCGCGGCCCCCGGCTTCTCGGTCGGCTATGCCCGCACGACGCGGGGGCTGTGATGAACATCCTCGACCGGACCATCGGTTTCTTCGCGCCGCAGATGGCGCTGCAGCGCGTCGCCGCGCGGGTGCAGACGGCGAACCTGATGAACTATGACGCCGCCTCGCGCGGGCGGCGCACCTATGACTGGAAGGCGCCGGCGACGGCGGCGGATGCGGCGGCCTTCGGCTCGCGCGCCCGGCTGCGCCAGCTCAGCCGCGACATGATCCGCAACCGCGCCTATGCGACGCGGGCGCGCGACGTGGTGGTGGCGAATGTGGTGGGCGAGGGGATCATGCCCTCGATCCGGTCAGCCGGCGCGGACGCGAAGGCGACGGTGGAGGAGCTGCTGCAGCGCCACCTGCTGAGCACCGAGATCGACGCGCTCGGCGAGTATGACCTCCTTGAGATGCAGCAGATCTGTATGTCGACGGTCTTTTCCGATGGCGAGGTGCTCTTGCGCCGGCGCTGGCGGCGCGGGGCCTATGGCCGGCATCTGCCCTTGCCCTATCAGGTCGAGCTGCTGGAGGTCGATTGCCTCGACACCACGGTCACGTCCTGGGGCGAGAACCCGGTGATCGAGGGGGTGGAATACGGCCCGACCGGGGCGATCGAGGCCTATCACCTCTACAACGAGCACCCCGGGGCGGTGCTGACGCGCAAGCCGCTGCAGTCGAGCCGGGTGCACTGGTCGGATGTGATCCACATCCGCCGCTTCGAGCGCGCGGGCCAGCTGCGCGGGGTGCCGTGGCTCGCCCCGGTGATGATGACGCTCGGCGAGATCTCGGATTACCAGGAAGCGCAGATCCTCAAGCAGAAGATCTCGTCGCTGATGGCGGTGATGCTGAAATGGACGGGCGGGGCGATGCGGCCGGCCAACAGCGGCGCGGGGCTCGATCAGCTTGCGCCGGGCGCGATCGTCAGCCTGCCCGACGGCGCCGATGCGGTGCCGGTCAACCCGCCCTCGATCGAGGGCTACGACGAGTTCATGACCTGGGGGCTGCGCACGATCGCGGTGGGGCTCGGCCTTACCTTCGAGTCGCTGACCGGCAACCTGCGGCAGGTGAACTTCTCGAGCGCGCGGATGGGGCGCAACGAACTCGACCGGCTGGTGCGGATGTGGCAGCGCGGGCTGATGATCATGCAGTTCGGCGCCGGGATGGAACGGTGGTTCCGCGAGGGGCTGGCGCTTGCCGGGCATCAGGGGCTCGACTTCACCATCGACTGGACGCCGCCGCGGCGGATCATGGTCGACCCGACGAAGGAGATCCCGGCGATGGTCAAGGAGATCAACGCCGGGCTCGCAAGCCGTCAGGGCGCGCAGCGCGAGCTTGGCCGCGATCCCGAGCGCATCCGCGCCGAGCGGAAACAGGACGCGGCGGCAGACAGCGCCGCGGGCCTCTCCGCGCCGGCCCCGCGCAACAGCAATCTCAAACCCCCGAAGAAGGAGGACGACACCGATGCGGACGAGCAATGACCTGATCGTGGGCGGCGAGCTGATCCTGAGCGGCGATGTGCTGCTCGACGACTGGGTCGGCTGGATGTGGGAGGAGGACGTGTTCTTCGCCCCCGGCATGGTGCGCCAGGCGCTCGCGAGCCTTGGCGAGGGCCGGGTGACGGTGCGGCTCAATTCGCCCGGCGGCCATGTCGATGCGGGCGAGCAGATCCGCGCGATGCTGGCGGGCCACCCGGGCGGCTGCCGGATCGTGGTCGAGGGCATCGCCGCCTCCGCCGCCTCGCTGATCTTCATGGCGGGGGCGGAACGGCTGATGTCGGCGGGATCGCACCTGATGATCCACGACCCCTCGGGCGCGATCTGGGGCAACGAGGCCGAGGCGCGCCGCGCGGCCGACCAGCTTGGCCTGACCGCCAACACCTATGCCGCGGTCTATGCGGCGGCCTCGGGCAAGACCGCGGCCGAGTGCCGCGAGATCATGCGGGCCGAGACCTGGTTCGGCCCCGAGGCGGCGATCGCGAATGGCTTTGCCGACGGGATCGCCGCGGAGGGCACCGGCGCGGCCGCCCTCTCCGTTCCGGCTCAGGTCGCGCCGGCCACGCTGGCGGCGGTCCAGACCGCCTACATGAGCGCGCGCGACAAGCTGCAGGCGCGGCTTGCGGCGGCATCCACCCCCGAGCGGGCCGCGCGGCCCGGTCGTTCCCCCGCCGTCGCCGACGGCGCCCAGCACAAGGACCCCGAGATGAACACCCAGACCCAGACCACCACCACGCCGCCGCAGACCCCGCCGGCGCCGCTTGCCCCCGACACCATGGCTGCGCCGGGCGGGGCGGCCGAGGGCATCGCGCAGGAGCGTGCCCGGGTGAAGGCGATCCGCGAGATGGCGGCGCCGCATGTCGCCGCCGGGCGGTTCATGCAGGCCGATCTCGACGCGCTGATCGACACCGGCGTGACCGTGGCCGATGCCGGCTCGCGCATCCTCGCGACGATGGCGGCGCAGGAGCCCGCGGGCCGCAGCGCCGTCCCCGCCGCGCGGATCGGCCGCGACGAGACCGAGACCCGGATGGAAGGGATGATCGGCGCGCTGATGGGGCAGGCGGAGGGGCCGGCCACGATGTTCCGCGGCATGCGCCTGCGGCACATGGCGATGGAGCTTGCCGGGCCCGCCCGCGGCTACAACGACATCGACGCGATCAAGCGCGGCATGGCCTCGACCACGATGATGGGCGGCGCCTATGGCGTCAGCGACTTCGCCTATATCACCACCGAGGTGATGAACCGCAATCTGCTGGCGGCCTATCAGCGCCGCGCGGCCGCGTGGCAGCTGGTGACCGGGGCGGCGCAGACCGCGACCGATTTCCGCGAGCTGCACGCGGTGCGCTTCGGCGGTGACTTCGCGCTGAAGCGGGTGCGCGAGAATGGCGAATACGAGGAGGCGGTCCTGTCGGACGAGGCCGAGGGGCTGAAGGTCGAGCGGCGCGGCCGCACGATCCGGCTGACCTTCGAGGCGGTGGTGAACGACGACATGGGTGCCTTCAGCCGGATCCCCGGCGAGTTCGCGATGGCGGCGCGGACCATGGAGAACGCGATGGTCTGGTCGCTCTTCCGCGCGAATGCGAAGCTGAAGTCCGACGGCAAGACGCTCTTCCATGCCGATCACGGCAACCTTGCGGCAGTCGGGGCCGAGATCTCGATCGCCAGCGTCGCGGCCGGGCGCAAGGCGATGTGGGAACAGCGCCCCTTCGGCACGACCGACAAGGACGACTTCATGCAGGTCGAGCCGAACCGGCTGATCGTGCCGCCGGCGCTCGAGCTGGTGGCACTGCAGTTCACCGCGGCGACGACGCCGGCGGCGGACGGGCAGGTGAACCCGTTCAAGTCGACGCTGACGCCCGGCGTGGTGTCGAACCTCGGTGCGGCCGCGGGCGGCTCGGACACCGCGTGGTATCTGGTCTCGGGCGACCTGCCGCCGATCGCCCATGCCTATCTCGACGGTTATGCCGCGCCGACGGTGCAGACGATCGAGGGCATGAACCCCGATGCCGTGGTGATGAACGCCCGCCACATCTTCGGTGCCGCCGCGGTCGAGCATCGCGGCGCCTGGAAGAACGCCGGCGTCTGAGCGGCGCCGACACTGACCTGACGAAAGGGCGGCTTCGGCCGCCCTTCGTCGTTCCTGCCCCCTGATCAGAGAGGATCCGAGATGAAGAACTGGAACAGCCCGGGTGAGCATATCACCCTTCCCGCACCCACCGACGTGTCGTCCAGCGCGTTTGTCACGGTCGGCGCGATCAGCGGTGTCGCCCAGGCGGCCGCCGTTGCAGGTGAGGACGTCGTGCTCGTGCGGCGCGGCGTCTTCGATCTGCCGAAGGTCGCGGCCGAGGCCTGGAGCATCGGTGTCCGGATTTACTGGGATGCGACGGCGAAGGTGATGACCACCATCGACACCGACAACACGCTGGTGGGCGCGGCCACCGCACTTGCCGCGGGCGGGTCGGCCACCGGCCGCGTGCTCCTCGATGGCGTGATCCGCTGATGAGCATCTTCGATGGCCTGAGCGGGCTCTTTGCCGGGATGCTCGGCGGG